GATCCAACGAGCTGCAATGTTTCCCGGGTTTGCTTTGAATCTTATGATCCTGAAGCTTACATCAATGAATTTTGCGATGAGTTTACTCAAATCGACCAAGAAAAAGGATTTGATTTCCATGATAAAGCCCCGGTTTGCATCTTAAATGACGAAGATAAAATAATTGAACGGATAATGAAGTTCGATTTTGGATGTACTTTTTCCGAAGGATCCCGGAATCAATATGTTTTTAAAGTTGCCGCGTGTTTTTGTGAATACAATATTTCCAAAGATGCTGCCGAATACTATTTGCAAAATCAATTTGTTTCCCCTGGCTTTACTCAAGGCGAATTAATACAAACAGTTAAATCCGCTTATAAGAAAGCAAGCCAAGGAATCAAATACTTTGAGAATACGGAGCTTGTTGTTAAAGTGAAAAATAAATTGAAGCAAGGAATTAATCCGCGAGATATAAAGAAGCAATTGAATGTTGATGATTCGATAATTAATGATGTTAAAGATGAACTTGCAACAACCGAAGATGTATTTTGGGAAATAGAAATAAAAAAAGGAGTTGAAACAATAACCGTTGAACCGATGAAATATTCGGAATTTTTGGTTAAGAATGGATTCAATAAGTATTATCCCGAAAATGCCGAAAAGCCAACTTTTGTACGCGTTCAAGAAAATAAAGTTCGGTTAAATTCAACGGATCAAATAAAAGATTTTGTTTTAACCTTTCTTTTGAGCAAAGGGGAGTGCAAGGTTTGGAACTATTGTTCAAAATCAACTTATCTATTTAATGAGAATCATTTAAATATGATTGATTCAATTGCATTGAAGATGCTCCAGGATACAATTGATGTTTCTTTCATCCCCTTCAAGAATGGAGTTGCTAAAATAACAAAGAAAGAAGTTGTTTTACAATCTTACATTGATGTTAATGGATACATTTGGGAAAATCAAATAATTGGCCGGGATTTTACAAAGCTTGATTCCTTCGATAATGATTTTAAGGATCTTGTTTATAAAGTAAGCAATGAAGATGAGAACCGAACAGCATCCCTTGAGACAACTCTTGGATATTTATTGCATACATTTAAAGATAAAACAGATCAAAAGGCAATTATTTTCAATGATCAAGAAATTGATGATAATGCAAATGGCGGTTCCGGTAAATCTTTGATGTTAACCGCGCTCGGATACCTTCGAAAAATTGTAAAGATTGATGGCAAAGCTTTCAACTTAAAAGGCGATTTTGTTTATCAAAGAGTTAATTTGGATTCTCAAATTTTAGCCCTGGATGATGTTAAGAAAAATTTTGTATTTGAAGATTTATTCTCATTGATTTCGGAAGGCATAACAGTTAACAGAAAAAACAAGGATGAAATCTTTATTCCATTTGAGCGTTCCCCAAAAATAGTTTTAACAACCAATTATGTTATTGCCGGCGCCGGTTCATCTCATGATCGAAGAAGGCACGAACTGGAGTTCTTTCAATACTTTAACGCGCAAAGATCCCCGCTTGATATTTATGGCCGGTTATTATTTGATTCATGGACTGAATTTGACTGGTCAAAATTTGACAATTATATGATTCACAACTTGCAAAGCTTTTTAAAGAATGGATTGCTCAAATCGGTTTCAATAAATGCCGAAGCAAAGAGATTCATCCAAGCAACATCAAAAGATTTTTATGATTTTGTGAATGATAATCCGATTAAAATTGATGAATTTATTTATAACAATACTTATTTAGAATTATTCAAGAATGAAACAGCGGGTTGGAAGGATCTTGAAGCGCGAAGGTTCTTGAAGTGGGTTGGAGAATATGCCAAGTTTAATAAACTTAAATTAACAAAAGGCCGGAATAGTTCCGGGCGGTATTTTAAAATAGAAAATTTCAACGCTCCGAAAGTCGGGGATGTTTGGGATGAATTAACAACTAAAGCAATGAACTTATGATCACAATTATACCAAGTTTAGACCAATTAAAAAGAGCAAAAACTCTTTACGATTTTGGAATTTTAAATAAATCCCTTACTCAAGGCGATGGCAATGCTGCCGGGGCTATTGCCGAAATATGTTTCCTTGATTACTTTTCGTCAATTGGCAAAGAAATATTTCATGCGCAGCATCACGATTATGATTTTTTAATGAACAATAAAAAGATTGAAATAAAAGCAACTCGCGTAAATAATCCCCCAAGATTAGCGCACCAATTTAAATTGCCATGCGATCAATATGATCAACAATGCGATTTTTATTGTTGCATTTATGTTATGAATGATTTTTCAAAGGTTTTTATTAATGGCTATATTTCAAAAATAGATTTTTTTAATAATGCTATTTTGCACCTGGCAGGCGAAATGGATAATAACTTTACTTTCCGATGCGATACAAAGACCGTAACGCTTGCGGAATTAAAACCGTTAAATCATGAATAAAGAAAACAAAGCATTACTCAAAGCCCTGGAAGTTGAATATCTTCAAAAAAAATATCCAAATTGCCCGTATATTGTTGCCGAAGATTACAATGATAATTCAACCAATGCATTGACCAAATGTATTATTAAGTTTTTGAATTACTCTAATTGCCAAGCGGAACGAATTAACACAATGGGAATTTATCGCGAAGGTAAAAAGATAAAAGTCGGGGAAAATACCCGCCAATTAAAGGGGATGTTTACTCCAAGCACCGGAACCAAGGGATCCGCGGATATTTCCGCAATCATCCAGGGGCGTTCCGTAAAGATTGAAGTAAAATTTGGCAAGGATAAACAATCCGAAGTTCAAAAACAATATCAAGAATCGGTTGAAAGCGCCGGGGGAATTTATTATATCGCAAAAGATTTTGATTCTTTTATACTTTTTTACAATAATTTACTTGCATATTTAAAATAAATGATTAACTTTACAAAATAAACAACTAAAAACAACAAGATGAAAACAACAACACCAACACCGGAGCCAACCGCTCCAAAAGGAATCTACGCGAAGCTTCATGCCGCGAAACAATTAATCGGTAAAGTTCAAAAGAACGCAACCAATCCACACTTTAAAAAGAGTTATGCCGATATCAATGCATTGCTTGAAACAGTTGAACCATTACTTTGGGAAAATGGCCTTGTGTTATTACAACCAATTAAAGATGATATTGTAACAACTCAAATAATTGATATTGATTCCGGGGAAATGATTGAATCTTTTATGAGATTGCCGTTGATTACAGATCCCCAAAAAATTCTTTCCGCGGTTACTTATTTCCGAAGGGGAACATTACAATCGCTTTTATCTTTGCAAGCCGTTGATGATGATGGCAACACCGCAAGCGCAGCTCCAAAAGCAAAGCCATCAATTGACAATGAAAGATTTGAGAAAGCATTGAAAGCAATTGCAAATGAAAAATTTACAATTGAACAATTGAAGGCAACTTATTCTTTAACTGATTTACAACTTAAAGCCATAACGTTATGAACAAAATTATTGATGAGATTGTAAAAATAGATGAACTATCTTTACAAATAAAAGATGAATCATATAGATGTTTGTATGTTAATTTATGCTATACTAAAGCTGCCATAAATAAAATGATGTTAGATAATAATATATCATTTGAAAATATGACTTATGATTATCTATTACAAAAAATTAATTCATATAATAACTCTAACTTATGAAATGGCATCCATCTTCAATCGGAAATTTAATGGCATCGCCAAGGAATAAAACCGAAGCATTATCGGAAGGGGCAAAAACTTACATCCGGGAAATTGCAAAGCAAAACTTTTATGGTTATAAATCGGAATTAAGAACCAAGCCAGTTATGAAAGGCATTGATCAAGAACTTGAATCGATTGCTTTGTTAAACGCCGTTAGATTTACCGATTACAAGAAAAACAATCTTCGGGTTGAAACTGAATATTTATCCGGGGAATGCGATATAATAACCGAAGATTCAATCATTGATTGCAAAACATCCTGGAGTTTGGAAACATTCCCGGCATTTGGTTCCGAAGCGCATAACTCAAAATATGAGTGGCAAGGGGTTGCTTACATGCTGTTATATGATAAGCCATTATTTGAGCTTGTTTATTGCATGATATCAACCGGCGATGATTTGCTTTCCGATTGGGATAATAAAACAATACACCAGGTTGATCATATCGAACCGGCCAAAAGAATAACGGTTCTTAAATATGAACGCAATGTTGAGAAAGAAGAATTTATGAATGAGAAGTTAATACATGCTTCGATGTTTTATGCGATGTGTATTGCTGAATTAAATGATAAATAAGTAACAAACAAAAACTAAATATATGATTTACAAAATGATTGGAGTTGTCAAGAAAATTGGCGAAAAAGTGCAAATAACAGAAAAGTTTGCAAAACAAGAAATCAACATTGAAACAAATTCCAAGTATCCGGAAGTTATTCAATTTGAATTTATTAATGATAAAACATCATTGATTGAAACAGTTGCCGTAAATGATGCCGTTGAGATATCTTTTGATATCCGCGGGCGTGAATGGAACGAAAAGTTCTTTACTCGCCTTCAAGGATTCGATTGCGATATCCTGGAGCGTGCAAAAGTAGAAACTAAAATTCAAGCGGATGAACAAGCGGATGATGATTTACCTTTCTGAGAATCAAGATATAACGGATTTTATGCGCTTGCATATTAAAAACACAATAAACAAGCGTTATAAAATTAAACACCTTGCCGAAGATAT